AAAGTTTCTCTGACCTTTAAAAAATCGTCTTCCGAAGGCAACAAAACTTCAACTAATGTTTCCACGCTTATGGTCATGCTTTTTCTCCTTGGTGTTCACCCCACCTTTTTCTAATTTATTTTTTATTAATTGTATTTGATCACCATTGAGAATTCTCAATATTTCTTTAGCTTTTCGTTTGCTACACTGATAATATTCAGTTAATATATCGAGGTCCTCAATCTTCTCTTCCTTAAGCCATTTTGAGTATCTTTTCCTAGGCCTAAGTGTATTTAGTAAATAATTGAACTGAGGACTTCCATCAAGCGAGGCGCGTAGATTCATCTCATTGACGTAGAGAATTGAGTCAGGAAAGAAAGACAAGCCTCTATTTACAATAAAGGCATTGTATGATTTTTCAGCAAGATCGTCATTGTCTGTGCCGCGCATCAGGTTTTCTTTTGTCTCTGATGCTGCCCTTATGAAGTCAAAGGGATTCATTTGAATTCACATGCAGCCATCACTTCAGTCAGAAATGCGGCAAGATTGATTTCTTGGTCTGCTACGAAAGCCGCCTTGTACTGATAGTCGGCGAGCAACAGAACCATCTGAGGCACAGAGTTAGGCTGAAGAATATCGACGATGTTATTGTAGAAAGTACGAAACAGAGAAGTCGAATCGTTGTCAATGTTATCAGCCACCCATTTTCGCATCGTGGAAAAATCTTTAGATTTCAGTGCAGAGACTAGAGACTGAAAGGATGCGTCCGACATATTGGCTAGAATGCCAATATCGATTTGACCAGTGGCTGCGTATCGCTGAAGTTCATTCAATGTGCGGCGAAAGTCTGGAAAGTGTCGCATGATCAACTCAGGCAACACCTTAGACTCGAACTTTACATTCTCATTCTTTAGAATTGTCATCACACGACCAAAGAACTGTGTTGCAAGTTTTGGCCTGTCTGACTTATTAATCTTGAAATGAACGACAGAACACCTGCTGTGCAGAGGTTCAATGATGCGATTCAGAAAATTACAAGTAAGAATGAAGCCGCAGTTAGCGGAGAATTCTTCCATGAAGTTACGCAATGCTGGCTGAGTGCTTTGCGGATTCAGATAGTCTGCTTCATCGAGGATGACATACTTACGTCCACCACTGAACGAAACAGTAGATGCGAACTGCTTGATTTCGTTGCGCAGTGTATCAATGTTGCCATTCATGCTGCCATTGATAATGATATAAGTCGCACCAACTTCTTCAAGCAGGGCCCTGGCAACAGTAGTCTTACCGATGCCTGGGCCGCCTGACAGAATCAGATTTGGAATGTTTTTGTCATCGACAAACTTTTGAAAAGTTGATTTCAGTTCTTCAGGAAGAATAGTCTCCGCGATTGTTTTCGGTCGATAACGTTCGACCCATAGAAAGTCTTCGAGCATAGTTCACTCCACACATAATAAAATACAATGATAACTCAAATCGACAACGAAATCAATTCTGCTCAGTCTTCGTTACCGTTTCATAGAGAGAACTAATATCGTCAAGTTCTTGTTGAACTTCTTGGAAGTTTTGCTTGTGATAGATTTTGGCAAGCTTGCGCATGTACTTCTTAGGAATCTTCTGATTGTCTTGCACAGTCTGAAGAATGTCCTTTACCAAATCTTTCTCTGCTTCGATTCGAGTGTAACTCGAAGAGATTTCTTTGAGTGCATTCTCGATAGCCTTTCGATCAGCACTAGAGGAGGGAACAATCACGTTTGTAGTTGCAGTCATAATATATCCTTTTCAATTACTCAACAAATTTAGAACCAGCTTCAGTTGCAATCCAATATTGAATCTTGCCGTTTGCAGTTTTGAAGTGTGCCACACCCTTAGATGAAATGGCAACGTCATAGTTCTCAGATAGCAATTTAAAGTTCTCAGTCACAAAGATCATATTGAATTCGGATTGAGTCTCGCCAACATCAATCGAGAAAACGTCAGAGTCTTGATTCTTAACATCGATAGCAGCAATTGAGATTTTGCTGCGGTCGCCTCGAACGCATACGTTAGGCAAGCCCATCACACCAGCAAGCTTCAAAATCTGCGACAGAGTGGCTTGCGGGAGAGAAAAATTCACTTCGGCGTTTTCTACGTTCAAGTCTTTTTCTGGTGGCGCAATGATCAAAGATTCATCAGAGAGTCCGTAGTTGGTTACGGATGAATCTGACTTGATCTTTAGGCTCTTTGCGCCATCGTTAACAATGATGTTAGGGTCCTTAAGAGAACTGACAACAGCAAGAAAACGATTTAGATCATAGATGCAAATCGTGTTGTCAAAGCTTTCTGTAATCTCAACCTTAGCCAAAAGGTTCTGAAGCTTAGAAATTGTTCGAAGAGTGTTTCCATTACGAATGATGATTCCTGGATTGATTGATGCAAAATTTTTCAATACAGAAATCGTCGTTTCACTTAGTATCATCATTAATCTCCATGTTCCTCAAATTCGAGGGGTAGTATTTCTCAAACTCATTAAGCGGCAATTCCATTTGATCCGTTTGATTTTCTTCATGTTCTAGGTCATGAACATACAACATTATAATCGCATAGTGAATAATTTTCAAGATGTCTTTGCGATTATAGCCATTCTTCTTACCATACCTCTGAGCATACTTGATGACATTGCCTCTTGTGAAGCCAATGCCATCGCCGTTGTCGATGATGAATTCAGTGGTTTGAATTCCATCAAGCCCATTTGCATAATGCTCAGTGTATGTTGAATCAATGTATGTCTTGAGTTCTTTTAGCAACTCATCTTCATTATATTTGTACATGTTCACCTCAACGCTTTGGAGAATCTTTGCTGGCAGTGGGCGATGCGCCAATGGTTGCAATTGCGGCTAGACTACCACCGAAGATATACGTGCCTGCATGTTTAAGCTTGACCCAAGGAAGCATCCAAACTTTAGAACCTGACTTTCGAGCATACTGACAAAACATATAGTCTTCTGACAAATAGCGTTTTGAGTCTGGGTCAATCACGCAGTCAAAGTATGCCATGATTTCTCGGCTGCCATCAAATGCTTTGGTGCGAACGTGATCTGGCTTATAGAGCCGTTCTGGATAGTCTCGGTCCATACGTTCGAATGCTTCACGTTTGATTAGCATAAAGCCGGTGCCGCCCTCTTTCACTTCGACGGGTTCATCAACACGAAACTTCTGAATACCTTCAACTGGATTAAAAACATAGTCGCCAACAAACTCCTCAAGCAAAAGAGGATTCTTATCAGCATAGCCTTTGTCTACAGCAAGCTTGATTTTTTCCCATGAGATTGCTTTCTTTGGATACGGACCGCAGATGATGTCCATGTTGTCATTGTTGATAGCATAGTGATGAAGAACCAAAACATCTTGGGCTTCAAAGTGGATATCGCTATCGATGAAAAGAAGGTGGTCATAATCACTTCGGAGAAATTCATCAGCAAGGTAGTTCCTCGCGCGTGTGATCAATGATTCATTAAACATAAAGAAAAGCTTGGCCTCAATACCATACTTGGTACACATAGTCATGAGGTCTGCGATTGCTTTAGTGTAAGAGCCGTGACACATACCACCGTACATAGGTGTGGCAATAAAAAGCTTCTTGGTTCTCAGTTGTTCTAGGTTCAATTCAATTTCCATAGTCACTCCATAAAAAAATACACTCTGATTATATATGCAAAAAGAGGCCCAGAAAAGGCCTCTTTTTGATTTGTGCCGATTAGATCAGGCGACTTTCACTTCTTCTACCGGTGCAGGCTCAACCGCGGCCGGCTGGGCATCATTGTCAATCTTGGTGTAGAGGTCCAAGAAGGAAGTTTTCGTTTCGTTATCGAAGCGGTTGATACAGTATTGAATCGCATCAACTTTGTTTCCGAAGATTGCGAAAGCTTCAGCAATATGCACAAGACGGCGAGTGGAGATCAACTCATCAATCGCACCCTCTTCAAAGGTCTTGCGAATAATGTCTGCCCACTTGACAAGGTTCTCGGCAAACGCATCGTCATTCAAACCAAGACTATCGAAAACTTTTTTCATAATCTTGATTTCGACTTTAGTGTCGGGATACTCTTGCTCAACGGTGATCGGAAACCGCTCAAGGAAAGCATCATCGAGAATCGTGGCAGCCATGTAGCGACCAGTATCGTCGCCTTTGCCTTTGGTGTTCC